TTCCGTGGGAATGACGGCGGAGCGGATAAATTCTCGCAATCTAAAACCTTATATATTGAGTCCCCGAAAAGGGACGATTAACAAAAATTAACGCCCTTTACTTTCTACAAGTAACAGGGCTTTTTTTTTTGCCCGTTTTTGAGGATTCGCACCATGGAAGATAAGGAAGGGATGAAAAAGGCGGTTGCCGGCGTGATGACGGACGCTTTAGCGGACGGCAGGAAGCCGGCAACCGCTTCAAATCTTCCCCCCTTATCTAACAGGGGGGGTACAGAAACCGAAACGGCGGGCAGGGTTCAGGAAGTCTTCGAATGTTACGAAACGTACATAACGGACGGCAAAGGAAACCTGTTAGGCGTTCCTCTTCGGCGCGGTGTATCAGATTCGGCTTTCATTGACCAAATCACATTTTCAATTCATGAAGACACGTTTTTCCATGTTTATGGACTTTCGTTTGATTTGTTCGATGATGACGATTTCATACGCGCGGCTTCAGCCAAGATGGAAGAAATTTTTGGATTCGGAATCATTGAAAAAGCCAAGCATTCGGGCGGGCGTTTCTATCAAGGCTGCTGGCTGATGGGAACGGAAAATGCCCAATACGGGCGCGTCCATTTCGGCGGTCAAAACAACACGATGCTTTTTGAATTGACGGCGGTAGGCTGCAATTCTGCAAATATTGGATGGGAATCAAGGCTTTTTGATTTTCTGACAAATGCGATTCGTCCAAAAATAACGCGCGTTGACATCGCAAAAGACTTTTTCAACGGAGAGTACAGCCCGAATCAGGCAAGAGAAGACCGCAATAAAGGTTTGTTTACGTGCCATCACGTAAAACCAAAAGGCGAATGTTTGGGGTCAGATTGGGAAGAAGACGATGAAGCCAAAATGACCAAAGGCAAGACCTATGGTATCGGCTCCCGTGAATCGTCCAAATATGTCCGCGTCTATGAAAAAGGCAAGCAGTTGGGCGATAAAACAAGCACATGGACGCGCTTCGAAATTGAATTCAAAGCAAAAGACATCGTTATCCCTTTCGAAGTTTTGCAGAATCCGGGCGAATATTTCGGCGGCGCATATCCGATTTGCGAACGGTTTACAGGCAGCGCAAACCGTATTGAAGCGGTCAAAAGCAAGATCATGATTGATTTCGATACCTATATAGAACGACTGAAAAAACAAATCGGACGGGGAATCAATGCATTGAAAGCAGTGTTTCCGGACAAGTCCAAACAAGAATTGTTTGAAGTACTTGAGCCGAAACATGATTTTTTGCCTAAAAAACTGAGCTTCGAGAATTACGATTGCAGCGAGGCAAAGGCAACGCCAATGCATGAAATACCGTCCGTTCTAAAACTTGATGAATACGGCATGTGGATGGATCGATATATTCGGCGTCAAAAAAGAGGGGAAGAGCAGCGTTATTTAGAGAAGATGTATGACAAATACGCAAATTTACCAATTTCATGGGCTTAAAACGGCAGCCCTAATGTCGTTAAATTTTATTTTTTAGGAAAAATCATGAATCTTAATATGCGTGGCCAAATCATTGGCGTTAAAAAATTCTCCGGAAACATCGAAGGTAAGGAATTCGATTATTGCCGGATTATCGTGGCTACCCCTCTAGATGTAACTCAGGGCAACGCTTTAGGCATGTCTGCCGTTGAGTACAACTATGGCGCGTCCGCCAATTTCGAACATTTCAAAAATCAGAAATTCCCGATTGAGGCCGATTTGGATGTAGAAATCGTAACAACCGGCAAAACCCAGAAAGTGAACGTGCTGGGATTTTCTCCCGTGAAGAAAGTTTAAACAAATGCAGAAGGTCTATGTTGTTCAGTCCGTATCAACAGGGGACTTTCTGTATTTGTCCCCTGAAACGGGGGATATAGGACACACGAAACTGATCGTGAATGCCGGTTGTTTCGACAATTTCGAAGACGCGGTAAACGCGGGATTGGAAGAAATCGGGAATGAAAACGAATTTATCGTTTTCACGTTTTTTGAAGTCTGAATTTGGGCGCATGGCGGTCGCCCGAATAAATTTTTTAATTACCGCCGATAGGAAAAAAATCATGAACATCATGAATACCTGCCGTAAATACGGCGCAAAACTGGCTGTTATAGCAGCTGCTCCCTTGGCTTTGGCCGCACATGCAAACGCAGCATTGCCCGAAGCTGCAAAAACCGCTTTGGAAAACGCAAAAGCCGACGGCATGGAAGCCGGTTGGATTGTAGTGGGCGTTTCCGCTGCGCTTTTTGTCTTTGCCATCGTTAAAAAAGTGATGAAGTAAACGGTATGTACTACCAAGTCGGAAATAAATGTCTTGAGAAGCACCAGGCTGAAAACCTTTATTTCAGCTTGGTAGTACCAAGAATCAAAGAAAACGGACAGATTGTCAGGCCGGAATATAACGGCAGCCTGTGGAAGATGTCGGACGGTCAGCCGCTAAGGCTTTTATTGGCGGAATGCAGTCCGAAAGACAACCTGCAAAGCGGTCTTGAAACAGGCTGGATAGTATTCGGCATCCTCGCGTCCGTTTACTTTGTTTCCCTGCTGAAAAAGGTTTTGAAATGATGGATTTTTATTTTTATCTCGGCGTTTCCGTACCCGTATTAATCGGGGCGGTTCTGTTTAAGAATTGAGCGCATGAAGTTATGGTGTCAAAATCAGGCTTTCAAAACAATCATTGAAAGGCAGAACCATGAACAAGCCGTTTATCACTCAGGCGCAGTTGGCACTTTATAAATATCAGCCGTCTAGCAAGTATTTTGGGCAATCGATGGCGGTTATAGCGCAATCTGAATTTGTTGAATTTGCGAAGATTAATAAGTCTGAAAATGTTATTGATTGTTTCTCTTTTTTCTGGAATAGAAGAATTAAACATGATATTTGGCTAATCTCATTTTCTGATAATTCAGAAATGGTAATTAAAGAATCCCTGAAAGATGGTCATAAAATATACAAATTTGAATTTTGCGAAATTGTCGATAATTGCAATTTTGATGATGTATTCGTTTGAAGCGAATGCAAATGCAGTAAAAATATCTGAAACTGTTTCAGTTGATACCGGACAAGGTGCGAAAATTCATAAGTTTGTACCTAAAAATAGTAAAACTTATTCATCTGATTTAATAAAAACGGTAGATTTAACACACATCCCTACGGGCGCAAAAGCCCGAATCAACGCCAAAATAACCGCCAGCGTTTCCCGCGCCGGCGTATTGGCGGGGGTCGGCAAACTTGCCCGCTTAGGCGCGAAATTAAGCACAAGGGCAGTCCCTTATGTAGGGACAGCCCTTTTAGCCCACGACGTATACGAAACTTTCAAAGAAGACATACAGGCACGAGGCTACCAATACGACACCGAAACCGACAAATTTGTAAAAGGCTACGAATATAGTAATTGCCTTTGGTACGAAGACGAAAGACGTATTAATAGAACCTATGGCTGCTACGGCGTTGACAGTTCGATTATGCGCCTTATGTCCGATTACAGCAGATTCCCCGAAGTCAAAGAATTGATGGAAAGCCAAATGTATAGGCTGGCACGTCCGTTTTGGAATTGGCATAAAGAAGAACTGAATAAATTAAGTTCTTTGGATTGGAATAATTTTGTTTTAAATCGTTGCACATTTGATTGGAACGGCGGAGATTGTGTGGTCAATAAAGGTGATGATTACAGAAATGGGGCTAATTTTTCCCTTAGCCGCAATCCGAAATACAAAGAAGAAATGGATGCCAAAAAGCTGGAAGAGATTTTATCGTTGAAAGTCGATGCCAATCCAGACAAATACATAAAGGCAACCGGATATCCCGGTTATTCCGAAAAAGTAGAAGTCGCACCCGGAACAAAAGTGAATATGGGACCCGTCACGGACAGGAACGGGAATCCCGTTCAGGTTGTCGCAACATTCGGCAGGGATTCGCAAGGCAACACCACAGTGGATGTTCAAGTAATCCCGCGTCCCGACCTCACACCCGGAAGCGCGGAAGCACCGAACGCACAGCCGCTGCCCGAAGTATCGCCCGCCGAAAACCCCGCAAACAACCCGAACCCCAATGAGAACCCCGGCACGAGCCCCAATCCCGAACCCGACCCCGATTTGAATCCCGATGCAAATCCCGATACGGACGGACAGCCCGGCACAAGACCCGATTCCCCCGCCGTTCCGGACCGCCCAAACGGTAGGCATCGCAAAGAAAGGAAAGAAGGCGAAGACGGCGGGCTTTTGTGCGATTATTTTCCGGAAATCCTAGCCTGTCAGGAGATGGGCAAACCTTCAGACGGCATGTTTCACGATATAAGCATACCGCAGGTTATAGACGATAAAACATGGTCTTCACATAACTTTTTACCGTCTAACGGCGTATGTCCGCAGCCGAAAACCTTTCATGTTTTCGGTAGGCAATATCAGGCAAGCTATGAGCCGTTATGCGTGTTTGCCGAAAAAATCCGTTTTGCCGTACTGCTCGCCTTTATCATCATGTCCGCCTTCGTTGTGTTCGGGTCTTTGAGGAAAGAATAATGCCATTGCTCGCCGGTCTCATTCCACTTTTAGGCATTCTGTTGAAAATGCTGATTGTCAGAATCATAATTGCAACGGGTCTGACATTTGTAACCTATGCCGGTTATCTCATCGCGCTGGAAAAGTTCAAGGACTACACGGCAAACGCGATCAATTCCATGCCTTCCGACATATTGAACCTTCTTTTAATTTCGGGATTCGGGCAGGGTTTGGGCTATCTGTTCGGCGCATTCTCGTTCTTCATTGGTATGCACGCATTCAAAAAACTGACGTTTGTCTTTCCAGGATGAGGTAGAAACATGATTTATTTGTTTACGGGAAATATGGGGACAGGCAAAACCTCCCGTGTCGTTTCTATGATTTTGAACAACGAAGACGGATTGTTCAAAATGAAATTGGAAGACGGCACGGAGGTAGACAGGCCTTTATATTTCTGCCATATCGACGGATTGGATAAACGGCAGTTTAAAGCCCACGAACTGACGGAAGAACAAATCATGTCCGCCCCGCTTCGTGATGTCATACCGGAAGGCGCGGTGCTGATTGTTGACGAAGCGCACTACACTTACCCGGTACGCGCGGCAGGCCGTCCCGTTCCGCCTTATATTCAGGAACTGACAGAACTCCGCCATCACGGGCATACCGTTATTTTGATGACGCAGCACCCGAGCCAACTTGATATATTCGTCCGCAACCTCGTTTCAAAGCATGTACACCTTGAACGCAAGGCAATCGGCATGAAGCAGTATTCTTGGTACAAGTGTGTAACGTCGTTGGACAATCCCGCAGGCGTAAGCGGCGTAGAAGTCGCAAGTTGGAAACCGCCGAAAGAAGCCTTCAAATACTATAAATCAGCAAGCCAACACCAAAAGTTCAAGAAAAAAGTACCTTGGGCGGTTTGGGCGTTGATTGCGATTATAGGGTTTATAGGCTGGAAAAGTTACGGCATGTTTCAAATTTACAGCAAAAACACAGGCGGCCAGATTGAGCAGGAAGCACAAAAAGAAAGCGTTGTGCAGACGATGACGGAGCAGCCTGCATCATCAGAGGAAATGCCTTTAAAAAATTCAGACAATTTGAAACCTGAAGACTTTGTGCCGACTTTACCCGAAAAGCCCGAAAGCAAGCCCATATACAACGGCGTGAGACAGGTAAAAACATTTGAGCAAATAGCAGGATGTATCGACGGCGGAAAATCAGATTGCACATGCTATTCAAATCAAGGAACACCCTTGAAAGAAATAACAAAGATAATGTGTAAAGAATATGTGAAAAACGGGTTGCCTTTCAATCCTTATAAGGACGAACAGCAAAGGACGGAACAGGTGGAACAGTCCGCGAAAGAGGACAAGCCCCAAGTTCTCGTAATGGGCGGAAAGCCCTAACAAAATTTGATGTATGACAACTGGGAAGAAAAGGGCAAGATATTTGAAGATTCGGGCGGTGGCGTTGTTAATTAGAAAACCGCCCTTAATTGGGCGGTTCTTGTCGTGGGTTATTGACTTATCAGTATGATAACGGCTAGAATAAACCGTATATCAATCGTGATAGTCAGAAGCAGTTTGCCAAATTTCAAAGTTATCTGCATTTGATTTTCCTGTAAGTTTCACACTTGGCAGGAATGCAAAAAATCCCCTTGTTCTCAGGCTTGGGGATTTTTGCTTATCCCCACCGCTCTTTGATTTTTGCGCCTGAATCTATCTCATAAAGTTCCTTTCAATCAAATTAAAAATCTTTCGGTTTCAGCCCCCGCCCCCTCAGGATGGCTTGAGCGGAGTGAAGGGGGTTAACTGCTAGAATGGCTGTTTTTTTTAAAGTTCTCAGTCTGGAATCGCTTCGTTCGGGGGTTGTAGGTGCAGGAAAATAGGGCAGAAAAAAGGAAAAGGGGGAAGCTTTGTAAAGATTGGGCGCGCTTTTTGCCAAATCTTTATGAATACCCCCTTTTCCTTTTTTATGAACTGTTTTTCAATACCGGAAACCCACTAACGGAGTGATTCCAGACTGAGATACGCCCAAAAAAAATAAGACATTCGGGTCGCAACAGAAACCTTTACCAAAACCTGCAACCCAAATAAAATCAGACACGGCAAAGGAATAGCTAACCCTTGCCGAAACCGTCCAGCCTGAATAAACCACAAACTTAAAGTTTGATGACGAGAATAGGCGGGCGGTTTTCTTGTTTGTGAAATTGAGTAGTATCAAAGAACATAGATTCTGAATAGATAAGGGTAATCTCATGCGTAACGCCGTAGGATTGGATATATCAAAGCTGACATTTGACGCATTCGCCATGGTCGGCAATGCCGAATATTCGGCAAAGTTTGATAACAATTCAAAAGGTTTAAATCAGTTTTCGGACTGGTTGAAAAGCTTGGGATGCGAGAATTTGCATATATGCATGGAGGCAACAGGCAACTATTATGAAGACGTTGCCGATTACTTCGCGCAGTATTACAGCGTTTACGTAGTGAATCCGCTGAAAATAAGCAAGTATGCAGAAAGCAGATTCAAACGCACCAAAACAGACAAACAGGATGCAAAACTGATAGCGGAGTATTGCCGGTCGGCGCAGGAAAGCGAGCTTGTAAAGAGGCAAAAGCCTACGGACGAGCAATACAGGCTTTCACGGATGACCGCAGCATATACACAAATCAAAAGCGAATGCGCGGCAATGAAAAACCGTTATCAGGTGGCAAAAGATGAAGAAGCGGCTAAAGCATATGCAGAAATCATCAAAGCCATGAATGAACAGCTCGAAGTTTTAAAGGCGAAGATAAAAGAGCAGACGGAGAAGCCGAAATGCAAGGAAGGCGTGAAATGTCTTGAAACCATACCGGGAATTGGAAGAATGACCGCAGCCGTATTGTTTCATCATCTCACATCTTCGAAATTTGAAACATCAAATAAATTTGCCGCGTTCGCAGGCCTAAGCCCGCAACAAAAAGAATCAGGCACAAGCGTAAGAGGAAAAGGCAAACTGACCAAGTTTGGCAACAGGAAATTACGCGCCGTCTTGTTTATGCCCGCCATGGTCGCATACCGCATAAGGGCATTTCCCGACTTCATAGCAAGACTGGAAGCCAAGAAGAAGCCTAAAAAAGTCATCATTGCCGCATTGATGCGTAAACTCGCCGTCATTGCGTATCACGTGCACAAGAAAGGCGAGCATTACGATCCATCCCGTTACAAATCGGCGTAAATCCCGAAAGGAAAAAAGGCATTTTTTAAATGCCTGCTTTGCTGTGTCTGAAATTCAGTGAATTTTTAAATATTGAAATTCAATGAGTTGAAAATGAATTGTAAAGATTATGTTGTTAATTAAAGTAGTATCTCGTCATTTCCATAAAAAACAGCAACCCGAAACAGCAACCTGAAACCTCGTCATTCCCGCGCAGGCGGGAATCCAGATCATTGGGTAGCGGCAATGTTCAAAAGTCGTCTGAAAAATCAGAAGTTCTAGATTCCCGTTTTTACGGGAATGACGGAATTTCAGACGGCATCCGCCCGCCCCGTCATTCCCGCGCAGGCGGGAATCTAGTCCGTTCGGTTTCGGTCATTTACGATAAATTCCTGTTGCTTTTCATTTCTGGATTCCCAC